TCGACGTCATTGAGAAGCGACGCGGGAAGTCCTCGCTACACATCGGGATCGCGCGCCTGGTGCTTGCGCTGGTGCTCGCGATCCCTCGGAGCTCTCACCCTTCTCGCTAAGTCTTCCTATTGGCTAGCGCTAATCTTTATGATAGATGGGACACCATGCAGCTCTATAACTCTTGATGGTTAAGAATTTCTTTTTATAACAAGTATGAGTTAGTAGAGAGCACATCAGGAGTAGTTCATTAAGAGCTATGGCAACTCGTATGGAAGATAAGGATGGATGTCGCGCAAGGCGGGCATAAATGTGTAGACGGACTCAGGAGAGTTCATCAGGTACCAATGGAGCGGGAGAATTATGAGCTTATAAAGATTGATGATCTCTTGAGTTCGCCGAATGATCATATGCTCTCCTGAGGACGATATAAGGAGGAGTGTGTCAGGCCACTCTCGTGTATAATGAGACAGAGTGGTTACTTCTCCAGCTAGGATGAGAGCTATGATGTATAGTAATGCGAGCTCTCTGGTCCACTCATCGTAAGATTGACTAGTATAAGTTCGGCCAATAGTATCTTCTTTCACTGACTGCCATCGTGGTAGATTTAATGAGTCCACCTTCTTCTGACGAATGAAGAGTCCGATAGCTGACCGGAAAGAAGCCCAGCAGGAAGCTATGGCTCTAGGAGTGGGATATAGGGTCGCAGAGTGAACACGCACCATCATCCCGTCCAATCCGCTAGCTCTAGTTATAGGGGTTCCTGGAGGTAACTTCTGGCACATAAAGATTAACGTAGAGATCGCACCACTGCGGATGATCATAATCTGAATACATTCTGACGAAAGCCTCCCATCGGATACCCATGACGGTTCAAGAAATCGAGGAACAACTCGGCGCAGAATGTACCGATTTCCAGGAGTCAAGTATGAGAATCTTCTGACAGACTCCCCTATCGGCAGAGCTGGCTGTATGTCCTCGATAATAGTGTCGTCGAACACGCGTGTTGCGCAGATCTCTCGCCTACAAGCTGGATCCGACCATCCCGTACTGAAAGCGAACGTGGCGGAATCCCACTTGAACCTTTTCCGATATGGATGTCTATCTATAGCCGGGGGAGGTCGACCTTGGCGTAAATCAGTGAGTCCATAGGTATCGGGTAAATCAAGTCCTGAGACGCTCATCAACCCCTTATCCAGCAGGTGACGAACGGCGACACCCAGCCCTACCCCGATGAGGGTGGCGCGCGAGGTCGTCACCAGAGCGGCTATGTACGCCCACGACAATTCATGAGCCGATAGAGCGGATGAGATCGAATGTGGGGATCCTCTGTGTTCCCCGTAGGAGAAGTCATCGTCCGTATCAGCTCGTCGGCAACATGAAGAGATGCACAAAGTGGTGTATGTCGTCTCGATGCAGTCAGCAGTGACTTCTCCAGTACCACCTTGTCGGCTGGCCTGCGGGATTACCCATGACCTCGATCGTCGAATCACCTCTCGAGGGTCAGCCGACACTAGGTGAAGTACACTGGACCCTTCCAGCGCGCGCAAAGCCTTTATCGCAGCGTCGGGGAGCCCCGAGTGGTGAATCCATGCATCGAAGATCAACCCGGCCAACCTATGCCTAGCCGCTAGTCTAGTCTGGGTCAAGAACTCTTTTACGCGAACGAACCGCCCCAACCTTAAGATCTGGTCCCAAGTTGCTCCGTAGGCTAAGCCTTTGATTAAGCCAAGCCCTAGAACTCCCTGCATAACAGTAGCGCTTCGCCCCCCTGATTCTGAAGAGAAGATATAAGTGGGGTGAGGTAGTACAGAGGTCCGGTACAAGTACTGCTCAGCTACGGAGCGAAGCATCCCCTTTAACCGGTTAGACGGTGTCGTTAGCCCCGCTCCAAATCTCGGTAGAGCGCTAGAACCGATCTGCCGAACTACTGGGTCATTCTCGAGTTGAGGATTATCTAGGACTCGCATTATCATCGTTGCATAAACTGTGCAGCTTCGTTTGAGATACAGATCTATTCGCCCGGGCTCTTCCGATACGTTAATGTCAGCAAGGAAACGTGCTCCGGTATCCAACGCAACTTGAATCCCCCCTGCCTGAACTAGAGTCATTCCCCCAATTCGAGCTGCCTCTGCTAGATCTACTTTTAACTCAGCAACTTTGGAGCGATCCCCTTCAAGGATAGATAATCGGGAGTGCAACGGACCAGCAGCCTTCTGCATCAGATAGGTCAGAGCGCTAATCATCATCTCGCGAGATTCTTGATCGGCAGTCCCTTCTTCTACAACATGATTCGCGACTGTAATAGCTCCCGAGTGCTCTAAGCGCCAGACAGAGTCATCTCGGACAAGTTTCGATCGCGTTAGGGACTCCGGCATTTCTACTGAGAGCTCTCGATATAAATGGCCTGCAAATATGGGTAATGGAGGTATATCATCAGAGGACAAGTGCAGAACTAACTCGATGTACCCCGGACGGAAGAATGGGGATTGGCACCATACGCCTAGCCAGCCTATCAAATACGTGAACTGCTCTTGAAACATGATCGGGTAGTCGTCTATCGACCCCGATATCCCTCTAATTTCATCACTAATTAACACGCAATGAGTAGCGAGATTTCCTTGGGAGACAAGGTGGCTACCCCTATCGGAGTCCCGCCCCTTATACCGATGAGCTGGACCTGAACTAATGACCCTCCCTTGCAGCGACTCTAGTGAGCCGATTGCCGCGCAACGCCCTTTCGCGACCGTATCCACGAACTGTTGGATGGAGCTGTCGAGGCCAGGCAATGATCTGATAGTCTGTAGCCTCCGCAGCGCGACAGCAGGCTTGCTGTTCCCTACCAACTTATATCCGTGGACTGAACGCTCAATTCGAGTTGCGGCTCCCAAGTAAGGACGATATGGGCCTCGCTCAGTAAGAGGTGATGCGGGTAGAAATCCGATGAGCTTGATACCAGATGCCGCTGTCGGTCGGTGATGGACAGTTAGTGGGAGGAATTGCGCTGTAGTGCTGGATACTCCTAAGGGGGAGAGCCCTGGTCCACCCCATCGGTCTCGCAGAGTGACTATTCGGTCATACAGAGCTCGGCTATTGAGTGAAGGAGCCTGAGCAGCTGATTGGCATCTCGATAACCGTGCGAGAGTGGCAGCTAGCTCAGGCCCTGAAGAGGTCACTATTCTCTCAGACGCGTCATATCCTGCGTTGGCTGCTGCCGTGAGCGCTGTCTGGGCATGATTAAACTCCTCGACTAACTTCTTCCCCTCCCCGAGTGACGAATAATCATAGATATCTCGCCCAATCACTGGATAAAAAGGGACCATGGACAAAAGGACAGCTATGAAGTCTTCTTCATACTCAGCCTTATCATCAGCTAACAACGGGGCGAAGTCCTGATTCTTACAATTGCGTTTGAGATAATCAGATACGGCTTGCTTGATGACAGCAGAACATGTTGGGGTAGCAACGAATGGAAGACAATAAGGATCAGAGAGTAATCGACGTCTATCAGGCTCTGCGTCGAAGATAGCGTCATCGTCGAGGAGCTGTATCAACGAAGCGACTACTGGCGAACAGCGCGAGAGAGACGCCAAGTGACCCAGTGCTCGAGCTAGAGGATCAGCAGAACCGCGGTTCAGATAATCTGAGACGAGAGGAACCGGAATCCCCCCTAATTCTGCTGGTAAGGTCATCAATTTTATGTATGTTCCTGGTTCCATTTCACACAAAGGACGAATCAGGAGTCGAGAGACACGCCCCCACTCAGCATTCCCGGATAACGCCCTCGCGCGTAACTCTCTGCAGAATAAGAAAGCGAAGACGAACCCGATGAGAACAGGATTATGACATGCCTCGACCGCTGCGAGTGTCGCTCCAGTGAGGCCAGCTAGAGCAGGGACGAGAAGCGGAATGTGCTCTGCTGTCTTGCAACCCATCTTAGAGATAAATTTGACTGTGGTGAAGTATTGAGCTCCTAGGATCCATACTTCTTTAGAGTAAGTAATTACCCCTCGCATCTCCAAACATTCTTCAGGCTTGAGTTCTTGTCCTACATCCCGACACCCTTGCTCTAGCGCTGCGAGTATCCTATCAATATCACGTCGATATTGATCAGCTGCATCAAGCGTCGGATCTCTATCGATATACACCGAAAGAACTTGGTTGTCTCCCTGCCCGATCAAGACGTATGACAGCTGGAAATCCCGCAAGGCGCGATCCATCATTGCGTACGTTGCTATAGTCCAGAACTTCTGCGCAATTCCTTCGAACCCTCCCAGATGCTTATACCATACAATCCCTGACGGCGATGGATCGCCAGTCTCTATTCCTACTGGTCGAAGCTTTCGAGTTCGTACGAAGACTAGCGAATCAGTGAAGAAAGGATGAACGAAAGTGAATGCTCTCGCCATTCCGAACATAAGGTTCAGATCTAGCCCTATGAGTTCCATGGTCTGCTGTCGCCAGTTTAGATTCCACCGTGAGAGATCACACTCGAGGAAGAAGTGTAACCGACGCGAGTCTTCAGCAGCACGAGTGACCTCGTAGAATAGATCCTGGATCTCTTGCTTGCTCTTCGTCATGGTCTGACTAGTCAGGTAAGGGAAGACTTGATCAGCGAGATTCCCCTCGAGCCCTGCGAAGAGCATACGCATCTCCATTACCATGATAGCAAACATCCGGGCGTCAGGCTTCAGCTCCTTCTCTTTGGGGTAGAGCGCTACTACCTTGTACCGGCGAGGCACTCCGTCTACTTCCACCATGTCGACCACAGCTCGATAACGAAAACCTTCTCTGCTAATCAGCTCTAGGAGCAACCGACGACTCGTGGTCGTGGGTACTGTTCCATCCCAATAAGCTGCTAGCTCATCACGGTTGAAAGAGATAGACTTGTCATCGATAAGATCAAGGTAATTCTCGTAGTACTGGAATTCAAAGAGTTTTCCTGGCAGAACTCCTTCCCAATCCGACAATGCAATCTGCTCTGCGCGAATCGATGTAAATCCATGGCTGTACCACCGGTAGAGTTGTGTCTTCTTCGCGTGCTCAGCAAAATGTAACGTAGGCCATTTCTTCTCTTTGAGCAAGTAACCGGCTAAGAACCGACTCATCCAAGCTGCTCGCAGCTCGATGCATGCATTGTAGTCCAGCCCCTTCTCTTCGAGAGCCTCTTTAGCAGCGGATTTTCCTCCTCGCTCGACATATATGAAAGGGTGACCTATGTTCTTTTGGCAGCCGAACAATTCGACGAGCTCCTGGAGACTTGCTGTCTCAGTGATGCGTAAGTAATGAGCTCTCATCTCATCAAGTATATCGATTGCGTCCAGAGGATCGGGAGTCAATTTACGGATCTTGTCTAGAACTTTCGTCCACATTTTCGAAAGGGGCCCTTTATCGCGAAGGATCCTATCGACGGAGTGAGCAATTGATGCCTTTGCGAGTCCTTCCGTCATCTTTGCTAGCGCGAACCCCTCATTTCCATAACGTTCGATCCATTTGGTCTGCCAACCCCACTGGGCGATCAATCGAGCTCGCAACTGGGTGTGAGGGTACAAGACGTCACAGGCCAATAACTGCCTAGCGCGAGTCCGGACCATGTCGAGACTACTCAGAAACATATCGTACGTGGCTACCTTGATAACTCCCCTAGCGTCGTCTACGAAGAGAGCGTACCTATCCGATAAGATCAATCTATTGGAAATATTTGTGTCTATATCCCATCTCACAGGATGAGTCACCCCATCTAGTCTGAGATTGATAAGCGCAGATTGAGCGGCTTCCAGGTAACTCTCTCGAGAAAAAGCGTCCTTCGTAACTTGCGATAGCATCAAGCGAGGACCATCGTACCCTGTAGAGATGCCAAGAGCTCGGAACAGCAAAGTAGAATACTGATGCGCAATGTCTGCAGCAGGCTCGTCAGGGAAGTCTACCACCCGACACGTATCGGCAACTGTGATCAAGTCTAAAGGAGATACCATCTCTACTCGGTGATCCATCGTCCGTGCCTCTAGGAAGTGTAAGGATGCCCCTAAACGCTCGGCGGGGAGAGTGTGAGCCCCCTTTAGCAGCTGTCTCAAATGGTGCGCATCCTTACCTAGGTAAGAGTCAGATGTCGCAGCAGTGATCTCCTCTATCAGGGAGTCGGCGATGAGTGGCGCATTTAAGTGGCGTGATACAAAGAACCTTCGTTTGGGAGCTCCCGAATCAGGGATGTTGTAGAACGACATGTTGTAGAGAAG